GTCAGCCTGATTGTATGGACCAAGCGGGGAAGCAACATCTTGCTCTTCAGTCTGCTTAGTGTCTTTTGCTGGTACAACTACTGACTGACCATTAGCAAGTTTTACAGTAACATTTCCAGAATTTTGGTCAACATTGGTAATAGTTCCATTACCCTGACCCTTTACAGAAACATTCTTACCTTGGGTAGCAAATCTTCCGCCACCATCACGAACTTGTCTAGAAGCATTTTGTGAACGCTCTTGAGGAGTGTAGTTTCCATCTCTGCTTGTTGCTCCACCGCCTTCACCAGCAGCAGTAATGACTACATCAATAAAGTCCCAATCTTCTTCAGAAGCAGCATCTGCTGCCATACGGGCTTCATCTTCGTCAATCTCTTCAATTGAAATATTTTTGAAAGGATTGGTATTTAGACGAGCACAAATAATAATTGCTGATTCAGGGTCAATCTGAACATGTGTTTTTTCGACTAAATCATAAGGGTCATCAAGAGCCTTATCGTAAGTCCAAATATCTCCGTTTTCTGCGTGTCCAAGGTCATCCCAAGTACCGTCATCCCACGCATAGACTTGTCCATCTAAATCAACCTTGTAAATACGGTCAATACCAGAACCATCAAGGCGAACACGAGCCAAAAAGTCTGGAGCAATGCTATCGTCTAATCCTTGAGCATCTTCGAAAGGAGAGATATCAGCACCGATGTTTTCTGAATATCCAGCATCAGCCTTTAGAGCGTGAGCATTTTCACGCTCGACAATTGCCTTAGCCCAACGCCAAGCAGCATCTCCACCCCAGAGTGCCCAGGCAATTCTTCCATTGCTTGGAAAATTATCTTCGCCAGGTTCCCAGCCTTTGCCTTTTTTATCTACTTCGTGGCGAGGGAAGTATTTAGCAATGTGGCGTACCTTTTCAATACCAATCTGTCCACCACGAGCAAGAGTACGAGCAGTGTTTAGACCGACAGGAGTTCCACCACGGTGGTGCTCTTTGTGCCAATCAAGAGCCTTCTTTGCTTCTAATCTGACACCACTTGGTATGCTGTATAAACGAGCAGAAGCCAATAAAGAATTAGTGTCTGGGGTTATCAAAGATAAAGCCGAAATTGCTAGTTCGATAGTCTCAATCGGTAGGGCAACATTTTTGATAAGACTGCCAATTTTTTCTGATACTGAAGTGTCTACTTCACCCTGCTCAACTACAGCATTGAAGTTAGTGTCAATTGCTACATAGTAATTCGAGTTACCGTAGTAAGCAACTTGATTTTTATCTAGACCTAAAAATTTAGATTCCATTATTTACCACTCACTTCATAGGTTTTTAGGATATCTTTTACAGGGAATAGTCCATCTGCTTCATCGTACTTATCTATAAGTTCGCTTGCTTTATCTGGGTCAATTTCAGCCACAGAAAGGTCTTCATAGTAATCGTATGAAGTATCGCTCTTTTCCCAAGAATAATTTATTCTGGTGTAAGTGCCATTGGAAGATAAGTAGTTCAAAGCAAAAATACTCTTTGAAGCGTCAGAGAAATAAGCAGTCAAGTCTTCAAACTCAGGGGTGCCTTCTGGGATAGACACTCCAAGATACTTATTCAATGCTTCTCTAGAACGACCAACAATCAGTTGCTGTAGTACTTCAACTGGAAGTTCCATTTTGTACTTAGAAATCCAAGTACCATCGTCTTCAGAAATATCCCTAATCAACCAAAGGTTGCCGTCTGCCTGAAAAGTAATGTAAGAGCCATCATTTTCAGTAGCAAGTTTTGCCGTATCTACATCAAAGTACTTGATTGAACCTTCTGGCAGTACAAAATACAATCCCTTGTAATTACCAGATGGCTCATAATAAGCACCCAAGATTGCGTGAGTTTCGCTAGGTTGCTCGGCATTTTCAGATGTGTAGCCAACCAGTACGCCAATGTCTTTATAGACAACTCCAAGCGTGTCGGAATTCAAAGAGAACTCAGGGTTTTGAGGCATATTTATATCTCCAAAGATATTTCTACAATAAAGTTTATCTTACTATTTGCTTAGTGTGTTTAGAAAACCGCTAATACTAGGCATTAGGATTGAACGGAATTATAAACGGAGACTGACCACCTGACGGACTTTCTGAAGAATTTCCATTAGGAGCAGTTGGGTTCTGACCAGTCAAATTACGCAAGAAATCGTTCATCTGCTTTAGAGCATCATTCTTAGCAGACTCCTCATCTGGTTGAGCCATAATTGAACTTGGTTGTGCTCCAGCATCCTTAGCAGCCTTTGAGTCCCAGCGAGCAAGTGCCCAGCCACCGAAAGGACTAGGGCTTATGCCATAGACAGGTGAAGTTTCTTCATCTACTCCAGGAACTCCGTCTAGTCCAAGATATTGCTTACCATCTGACCCAGACTGCCATTGAAGAATATTGGCTGCGTTTCTTTGAGCATCACGGTCAGCAATAGTCTTGCGAATGGCGGCCTCGGCTTCCTGCTCGGTATCGTAGGTACCGCTATCAATAGGGTTTCGGTTATTCATAGCATCTCTAGAAGTCTCGTGAGTTCTAGTAGACCACTTACCATCAGACCCTCTTACAGCAATACCATACTCGCCGTTAGTACCAGCAACTGAGAATACTCCATCGCCCATATCGGTTCTAGTTGCTTCTGCCACTGGAACTGCTGGTTTGACTTTCTTATCTAATTCTTTTTGAATTGCTGCGTGAGCAGTATCTTCAGCACGAATTTGAGCAGAGTTAGCAAAGGATTCTCCAATAGGATTTCTTTGGTTTTTAGCATCTTCCTTATTGGCATACAACTGTCCAACATACTGAGCATTAGCCTCGTCATAGTTCAATCTAACTACAGGTGAGTTAGGGTCCTTTAGATTTTCAATATAGAAATCTTTGTTGAACATCCTATCTTTACTGTCAGGAGTTATATTTTTACTATATCCTTCTGGTCTAGGAACTCTTTGGATTCCAGGCTTCTGTGGAGTAGTGTAATCAATCAACTTACCGTTTAGGTCTCTTCTACCAGCGGCAATATCGTCAGCAATTTCTTTAGTTTCTGCTCTAGCGATAAGTTTTTTAGTTCTAGCATCGTATACATCAAAACCTGTGTACTTACCATTTTTATCTGGAAGTAATCTATTGTTTTGCTTCACATAACGGTCACCAGGCTGAATCCTATTTACTCTAGGCTTACCCTGAGGCTCTTGAACAGGTTCTGCTTCTGGAGCAACGGGGGCTGGCCCTGCTGGCGGGTTATTAGCAGGTGGAGTTCCACCGTTGCCACCATTGTCTGATGGACCAGTAGGTAGTGTGCCACCGTTGTTGTTGTTGCCATTATCAGGTCTGTGGTTAGGGTCAAATACATCGCCAGGCTGGTAACGAACACCAGAGTTATCTGGTTCTTCACGATTTATTGGTGTGGGTCTCATGAATTTTTTACCATCACGATTGGAGTCCCATTCAGCCACTGTTCCATCTGGGTTTTCCCAGTAGAAGCCAGGGTTGTAATCTCCACCAATGTTTCTTGCATTATGTTGACGAAGAATAGCACCTTCTTGTGGTTGTGGAGTGATATCACGGAAGTCATTCTGACCACCAACTCCACCTCCAACATTCATTTGTCCATTTGCTTTATAGCCTGGAGGAGCAAACTCAGGTACTGATTCTTGCTTCGGCTGCCCCGGAGTTGCTGGAACTGCTGTAGTGATTTGAGGACCCTGTTCTGGAGTAGGGGGAATGATTGTAGTACCCGGCTCTATTACATCAATGTTTCCATCAGCAATATATTGATTCATTTGGTCAATCTTGCCGTCTTGATTAGCGTGCCAAATAATTGACTGAGCCTTTACTAGAGCAGACCGTTCATCGTTTGCAACTACAAAATCACTGTCATCTGCTCCCCAAATGTTTTTAACATTGAAAGTTCCATCAGGATTTTTTTCAATAGTAGCAATCTCTATGCCCTTGTAGTAATAACCAGCATTGCCGTCTGGCTTTCTAACTCTTTGGAAAGTATTCTGACCAATAGCAAAATCAGCAGTGAAGTCTCCATTTGCTTCTCTGTTTTCTACCATTCCATCTGGAGCACGGTTCTCTCCAACTCTTAAGTCAGAGTCAGAGTTTCCGCTAGTAGGAGATTCTGAATCTTCTCTAGCAACTGAAGGAGCATTTTGCTGTGCTATATAAGCATTCTTTACATCTTGGTTGAATTTAAGCATGCTATTTACCGCTGCTGCTTCAGCCTCACCTCTAGTTGCGAATATTTTTACTTCACCAGAGTTGCTTGCTATACCATCTACTCCCCAGCCAGCAGTGTACTTTTGAACTTCAATGCCTTCATACCCCATGCCTTCAGGAAGGAATCTAGTACTAGCAGGGTCTCTCACAATCTCAACCTTTATAGGCTCTAAACCTCCATTGCCCATATCATTGATAAGTTCAAAACTACGGATAGCACCAATTTCTTGTGGTTGAATTTCAACTCTCTTATCATTCCAAGGAAGGTCTAGTACAGGCTCCTGAGCATTTTCTGGCTCATTAGGAGTTCTACCACTATTATCTTGGTTGAGAATTAGTCTGTTGTATTCTTCACGACCAGCCATCTTATTGACAGCAATTGCTTCTGCTATATTACGGTTTCCATATTCAGCACTGTATCGAGCATCTCCTCTTTCTCTAGGGTCGACTACTCTCCAGTTTCCATTAGGAGTTTTTTCAACATAAATAAATGCTTCTGCACCAGGGTTTTGTCCAGCACGGCCAACAAACTTAGTACGGTTTTCATCTCTGACAACATCGTACTGAGTAGGTGGCTGGTCATCATCCCAGAATGTATTTACTTTTGGAACTACGCCATCGCCAGGGCGAGGAGCAACACCATCAGGTGGGGAACCTTGTCTCCATCTACCCATATTCAAATCTAGTCCTGGACCTTCTGACGCTCCACCTTCTCCACCAGCAGGTGGGTTAGTAGGTGGAACCCCACCGCCATCTCCACCATTAGGAGAGGATGGGCTAGAAGAAGATGGACTGCTAGTTTCTGGCTCAGAAGTTCCATTACCATCTTTTTCATTTCTTAAAGATGTTGCGTGCTGGCTAAGAACTTCTAGAGCAGTCATAACATCTGGATATGTTTCTTTAGAGACAAATCCACCGTTGTTTCCCCACTTTTGTACTACAAAAGCACCATCTTCATCCTGATAGATACGACCTCTTAGAGCAGCAAGCCCCTGAGCAGCGACCTCTTCGTCTCTAAGACTTATTGGGTCACCGTTACCTAATTGACCAAATCCACCATCACGGGCTAAGGTAAACCCAGTTGGGATTCTATTTTCGTTGTATCTATCTACTAATTGATTGATACCACTTTCATTATTTGCGGGGGCAGGGGCAGCAGGTTGTTGTCCCGCTCTAGGTTTAGGAAGAGGCATTGGGAGAATAGCAGGATTGTTATCTCCGCCTTCGTTTGGTCCCTGTACTGCTGGAACTGGCTGAGTGCCGTCTGCTCTTCTGTTGACTTCTAGACGACGAGCCGCAGCCTGATGTGGTCTATTAGTGTTGTCCCATTGAACATACAGTTGGTCAGTGTATTCGTAGTCACCGTTTGGCTTGCGGTTTAGAGTGTAAGGTCTACGCTCAGTTACAACACCAGTTCTAGGCTGACCATTGTCCATAAGGATTGGATTACCGTTAGCGTCATAGTGAGTTACACGGTCTCCAACACGAACGATAGTCTTGTTGTCCTTAGATACATAAGGAATAGCGTTAGTACCAGGGAACTGTCTGTTCCACTCAAGACGCTCGATGATGTCATCCATTTGATGGCGAGAGAATATGTTTTGGTTTTTACCAATTACTTGCTCAATAATTTCAGGGTGAGCCATACCTCTAGCAACTAGATTTTGTACATAAGAAATCAAAGCATCTTTAGTAGCGTTTCCAGTTTTTTCAATTCCAGTAGTGCCAATGAACTGAGCGTTCTGGTTTACAAGACTTGCTGGTAGTGGCAGTCCAGTCGCTGGATTAGTAACTTCTGGCTCGTGTTGCTTCTGATTGAACCCGTTTGCTGGGTTTGCTGAGTTGATTACACTCATTACTTCCCTAGCAAGTCTTCCCTTTACTGCCTTTGGAGAGTGTCCAGGAACAGTTAGATAAGCAGCCCTTGATTCACCAACAGGGTTTCCATTAGTATCAATCTGTTGCTTACGGACATAACTAATAAATTCATCAGACTTTAGTTTGTGAACTACTGCTTCATAGCGGAATACTCTGCCATCTGCCTGTCTGTGGTCACGCTGACCAACAATCAAATCTCCATTAGGAAGTTCACGGTGGTTAGGGTATAGGGCCTTGATTTGGTCCTGAATAAGCCTTGCCTGTGCTCTACGCTGTTGAATTACAGGGTGAGTAGGTACAGCATTAGTGGTTGCTTGAGCAACTTGCTGGTTAGAACAAGCAATAACAGTGCTACGGTTTACCTTGTAAACATGTAGTTTTCCATCATCCTTTACAACACCAACATTGATAGTGTTGTTTTCACCTGGAGCAGTAAATACAACATTTCCATTTACCTTGCCAAGAATTCTATGACCAGGTCTTAGGTTCCAAGCAATAACTGGAACAACATCTGGTGGCTCAATAACTCTTTCAAGAGTAGAAGGCTGAATTGGATTAGCAGCGGCAGCCTCGTCACGAACTCTTCTTGACTCAGCAAGTTCGGCAGAATCTCTGTCGTCTCTATCCTTGAGTTTATTGATTACATATCCAACTTCACCAACAGTCAAGTTATCCTGAGTCAACATAGCACGGAACAAAGCACGCTCTTCAGGAGTTGCTTGTTTGTGGTCAACTAGACGATTAGCCAAATTACGCTGGTTTTCGGTAGTAGGGTTTAGGAAACCCTTTTTAATTTCTACATATGGAGCAGCGTTAGGGTTATAGTCACCAGTACCACCTTCATTAAATGGTCTACGGTTTCCGCCATCGCCCTCTGGAACTCCATACTTGTCATAAACCTTTTTAGCAAGCCAGTTAGCAGCATCCTGCTTAGAAGCAAAGATACCCTTGATTGCTCTACCATTTCTTCTATCTCTATTGACATTGTCAATATCATTAGGCATAAATGTGGCTACCCAGTGGCCGTGGTAAGTAGGTAAAATCTCACCTTGAACTTCGTTATTGCTGTCGTCAAATACTCTAATTCCGCCATTAGGGTGAGATTGGAATACTACACCGCCGCTGTTTCGATTAACATTTCCATTTGCATCTCTGAAAGCCATGGAGCGTGTTGCTCTCCAGCCATCTCCCTCTGGACCGTCTGAAGGGCCAGAAGTATCGGAACTAGAACCAGATGGGCCTCCACCGTTACCGCCAGTAGGACCGTTTCCATCTCCGTTACCGCCAATATCTCCGCCATCAGCACTAGGCTCGGCAGATGGTGATGAAGCCCAAGTTCTTTCCCATTCCTGAAGTTGGTTGACAACAGAATTCTTGTCGTCGTTGCCATTCAACTGGTTATAGTAGTACTCAGGTCTAGTTTTTAGACGCTCTACTTGTCTCCATATTGCTTCTCTAGTTACGCCATTTGTATTTGCTCTACTTAGAACACCAGAAATGTCTTCACTGCCAATATCAGCCACAATAATTCTGTGGTCTTGACCCAAGCCAGGAATAGCAAGACGCATTTCCTTACTGCTAACTACAGGAATTCCAGAGAATCCTTCTGATGCCAACATTTCTTCAAGAGACTTGTCTGAGCCATCCTCGTTATTGTGAACGATTGGCATAAGTTGCTGTCTGTTGGTGTCTAGGATTTTTTTGTTTCCGTTTTCACCTTGCTTGATGTAAAGATACTCATAAGTACCGTCTGCTTTACGCTTACGGATAAAGATAGAAGTCATACCATTTTTACCGATTGGTCTGACTATTCCAGCACCGTCAATTACCAATGAAGGATGGTCGCTGTTATGTGAGATAAATGGTAGGTTCTCTGGTAATAACTGACCGTAGCGTAGTTGAGCCTTTACATCTGTAGGTAGGTTATCAAAATGAGAAGGTCTAAATACTCCATTAGCATCTACAGAACCAGCCATCTTTATTCTTGGTGTGCCATTAGCATTGTCAGAGACAAATTCATAGCCGTTGTCTGCCAAGTTAGGTGGAATATTACCTGGAATAACATTAGGTATGTTTGCTGATTCACCCTGAGGTGGCTCTGAGTTAGGGTCAATTCCCATATAGTTCAGCATCTCAAGGCGGCGACGCTTCAAGTGCTGTGCTAGGTCTCTCTTATCACGGTCATTTGTGATGATTCCCTGAACTAAGGCATCAATCTTGTCATCTGTTAGTGGCAGAATGGTTCTTCTAGCAATAGCCTTAAGTGAGTCTGGAGTAAGCCCCCTCTTCAAACTTCCGTCATCGGTAGTTCCCTTGACTACTCCACGAGCCATAAAATCACCGAAAGTACTTTTCAGTCTGTCAGAAGCATCTCTATTAATGAATCCATCGCTACGACTATTTCCAATTGCTTCGTAAACACCGCCAGAACCATTGTCACAACGGACACCACGGCGAATACCATTTCTAATAGCAATAAATGTGTTGCCAGTGTTACCCATAATGTCGCCATTATTAGTAAGAACATCCATTAGTAGACCCTCTTGTAAATCGGCAATTGCTTGCTGATTCTCAGGTTTTGTGAATGAACTTCCATTAAATACTGCCTGACCATTCATGTGACCATTAGCACGACCAGGAACAATATTTGGTTCAAATTCATCTGCTAGAACTATGGTCACAGGCCCAAGGTTACGGTCACGAGGCGGAATTAAATTAGGGATACCAGTACCAAGCAATGCTTCAGTAGTTTGAATACCTACAAGTTTGTATATAGCGTGGTTAAAAGATTCTTGTCTGGCTTTGTCATCACCTTCATATTTAATTTTGAATTTTTTACCATTAAATTCAAATTTCAGAGAGCCAGAAGCACCTCCACCCATACCGCCTTGCTGTACTGCTCCAGTTAGGTCAAGTACCTGACCACGCTGAGCAACAAAGTCCGAGAACTTATCATCAGATAGGAAGTTTTCTGATGCTCTAGGTGCAACAGCAGGGTTTAAAGCATTAGGAGCAGGGTTAGCAACATTTACCACTCTTTCTTCAGGGAACAAAGACTTGTTGCCTGGGTTTTGACCTAAGAATTGTCTGTTGACTGTGTTTTTTAGATAATTTAAAGCATCTTGCTTATCGTGGTAGTAGTTGCTATATGTAGGTAGGTAATTTCCCACAAATGGGTTTCGTACACCAGACATCATAGGACTTAAGGTAGGTTGAATTGTCCATCTTCTTAGAGCAGTTCTAACTATCTGATAACTTCCATATTTTTCACTACCATCTGGGTTAGTGATATCTACGGTTGCGTAAACATATCTGTTATCTGAGTCTGGAACACCTCTACGCCAAGCAGGGTGAGCACCCTTTTTGACCTGAACTACCAACTTACCTTCTACACCACCAGCAAGTTTTATAGGAGTACCAGCAACTGTAGAGTTGGTATCTGAAGCGATGTGCATATTTTCTACTGAAGCAGAAGGTGCTACTGAATTAATGTTAGACAAAAGTTGAGCACGGTCATTATTTATGCCATTTAGGTCATTGCCTTCAGTAATGTATGCGTGTCTTCTTGCTATGCTTCTAGCAATATTTAAATCACTTAAAACTAGATTCTGAGGTGGCAATTCTAAGCCAGTAGAAGAGTCTTTACCACCAAGCAGTTGGACAACATACTTATCGTTTAGATTAGGGTCAGATACTTTGGTGATGCTATATACATCTGTATTTATCTGATTGCCATCAGCATCTGTAGTGTGTCTAACTAGGTTTTCTAGTGGACTGTCTTCACCAGCAAGTGGGTTTGAGTTCAAACTGTATACACGAGTAGTTCCAGTAATCAGAGTGTTGTTGATTCTGCGAATACCATTGCTGTTTTCAAATATTTGAGTAGTCCCAGTATTGCCAGGTCTAGAAATTGTCATACCAGCAACTTCTACAGCATCTGGAGAATCATTGTTGATTACTGAGTGCTCATCTAGATTTGTAGATAATCTAGGCTCAGTGGCATAGTTATCGTGCATAGATGTTCCACGAGACAGGTTCAATTCCGACATTGCATGCTTTTGTACATCGTACAAAGCATTTCCAAAATTAGGATAGACACCGTCTGGGGCTCCACTGAACTCACCAACGAAGTTGTCTTCTTTTTTGGCTACCCAAACTTCAAACTTACCGTCTGCATTTTTTTGAATTTTAGCAAGTTTTGCGGTGAAAGTTTGTCTCTCCCCATCAGTTCCACTTGCCAAACCAATTTCATAGACATTTCCATTAAATGTCGCACGATTATCTGCTGAACCTTTTTCAAGAATTACTGGAACATTGTCTGCAAATACAGATGAACCGATTCCATTCCATTGGTAAGCCTCATCGCCAGCCTGATTTGTTTCAGCAGTTAGGAAACTTGGTCTCTTAGGTTCTGGCTTGATACCAGACATTTCGCTAAGTAGTTTATTTACATCGTAGCCCTGATGCTGTAGAGCATCTCTAATGGCTGCGTTTTCTACTTCTAATTCCTGACCGTTCGGGAATTTTAGTTTTACGGTTGTTCTGCTATTTTGAATAGCGTCAGTCAAAGCATTGCTTAGACCTCTAGGAGAGAAGTTTCTAGCAATAATCTTAGGGTTGTCAGCAACTCCAGCAGTATAGAACTGTCTGTTAGCAACTTTAGGAGTGTAGGCTTTACCGTCAATCAACCTATTTCTATTAGCGTCATAGTATGACTCGTTGACCGCCTCTAGTTCTTTCAAATCAAGAGCAGGGTTACCGTCAACATTTTCCCAGTGGCGTTTGATTAGGTCAGACTGTAGAACTCCACCATTAGCAGGGTCATAGTCTCCACCGATTTGGCTGAATACTACAGGCTCTTCTAAGGTTCCTACTTCGCTAGCAAGTTGAGCAATAATGTCATTAAGGTTTCCAAGGTCGCTTCTCTTTGCTAGTAGAGCATCCAAGTTAGCACTGTTTCCATTTATGTCATCATAAATTTCAGCAAGCATCTTCTCAGTATCAAAACCGTGGTTTTCTAGGGCTTTGTATACGGCAGTAGGGTTGACATCAATAGGGTCTCTACCTGAAGAATCAGCAGGTAGGTGTGCCACTTTTCCGCCATCGTTCTTCAATGAATTGGTAAGAACTTCTAGAAGAGTTTCTGGGCTAAATCGTTGCTCTAGTTCGCTAGGGTTCTCTGTCCAGTGGTCAGGTGCACCATCAGGTTTTCCACCAGGAGTGAACGGAAGTTCGTTTATAACTCTCTTAAGGTCTCTTTCAACAGTCCAGTCACCAAATTTGAAGTTTCCAGCAAATGGAGATTCCATAACTCTAATGCTGTTTGTGTTGAAAGGCTTAGGTCTGTTGTAGTTGTTGTTTGCTTGGTCCCACTGGTGAGCATTGATAGCATCTTTTAGTGCGGTTAATTTAGCAATTCTGGCAGATGAAGAATCTTCTCTTGCTCCAAATGCCCTGTGAAGTTGAGGTAGGCCAGTAATAATTCTGTCTAGGAAGTCTATTGCTTCCTGCTTCTTCATACCATCTGAGTAGACAGTGCCTAGCATTCCATACTGAACATCGAAGTTTTGATACTTCATCCATTCAGGTCTAGAAGGTGCCCCAGTAAAGTATTCTCTAAATACTTCAGGCATAGCATCTAGAATTGTCTGCTTATCTGCTTCACTCTTTCTAGCAAAAGTTTCGTAATACTGGCTAACTGCATCATTTATAGAGAATGAGTCCAGTACTGATTGAGTGGTAGTTCCACCACTCTGGTTTGATGGAGTTATTCTTTTGAGCCAACCATTACCACCGCTATTGCTACCTCCACCACCTGGCTGGTTATCGGTAGCATTTCTATCAAAAGGAATATATGTTCCATTTACAAGACCCATGGCCTTCAATACTTTGAAGATATCTCCATTAGGGTTATTTTGATGAACTGCTTTATCTGCCTGACTTCTGTGGTGGTCACGCATATCTTTAGAAACAGTTTTGCTATAAAAAGTTCCAGGGGCATACAAAGTACTGCTGTGGCTTAAGCGAGCATTTTCCATAAACTGAGTTTGTACCCAACGAGTTAGGAAGATGTGACCACTCATAAGACCAAGTGCTTGACTTTTCTTGTCAGTAAATGCAGAACCGCTAACTGCTGTACTAGGAACAAATTTACCGTCAGCAGCCCTTCTATAGTCTTGGCTACCATTGTGACCTAGACCACCACCGTAAGCCCAATCGCCTTCATGGGCATTGAAGTCTACGGTTCCATCTGCCGCCACTCTGTAAGCGGTACTGCTACCACTCTTTTTCCAGCGAATTACGAATGGCATACCATTTTTTGCAATGGTTATAGCATCGAATGAGTCAATAATTTTTACACCATTGTTGTCAACATGGGTGACCATGGTGTTAGGTAGGATTCTGAAAGCCTTTAGTTTTTCATCAGGGTTGCTAGTACTAAGAGCAATTTCAGTATCTCTGGTGTAGTCGTGACCGTTTCTATAGTTGTCATAAATCTGATTTAGAAGATTAGAAACTCTCTTAGCGATTTCAAATCTAAATTTGAATAGTTCTTGGTCGCCATCTAGAGAAGCGTCAATTAGGCTAGCACGAAGACTATCTCTGTACTTTAGTAGGTTATCTACAACTGTCTTTGAGCCCGGTAGCGGAGACCTAGGTTCAGCCACATTCGGCTTGTCTTCGGTAAGTCTGTCAGCAAACTGAGCCTTAATGAGGTCTCCGTTATTTGCCAACTGCCTATCAAGCCAAGACTCAATAGGTGAGCCATCTGGTCCATTAGCACCAGAACTTGGTTGATTAGGGTTTTTAGGAGCCCTATTCAAAATTAGGTTTACTGGCTCAGACGCAGGTAGTTCTGCTTTCTGTGCTTCAGGGCGTGGCTGAGCGACATTCTTCCCGCCAACCATTTGACGAGTAATACCAACATGGTCGTTGTACTCGTTTACAAACTTCAAGGCATTCTCGTGGTCCATATCTAGAACCATTACCTTTAGGTTGATGGGCTGACCGCTCTTCATTTCAGCAAGAAGAGCAGATGACCATCTGTGGTGTCCATCTAGAACATAACCATCTCTGGTAACAAATAGATACTGGTCATCCATACCGTACTTCTTACGAAGTTCTGGGCTAAGCCAAGATGCCATAATCTTTCCAACATCTCCCATATCCATTTCTGCTTGGATAGGGTGAAGTTGCTGTGGTGTAGCGGTGGCTTCGTGGAATCCAACGCCAAGTTTCTTACAGTAAGCAAGGAAGTCTGCTTGGTCTGCTGCGTCAAGTTGTGGCATATTGATACGCTCAGCACCAAGGTTGTCGTTGCTGAACGCATCCTGACCCTTGATACGCATATTTGTAATGTCAACACCAAGGTTACGGAACTTGCGGTGAAGTTCTTTCATTGCTTCTGGTGATAGACCAGTTCCTTCTTCAACATTGTTGTCTAGGAAGGCCTTTAGAGCGTTGATTTTGTCTTCGCTCATTAGAGCCAAGTTGATAGCACGCTTTAGTCTTGTCTCCTGAGCAGACGGTAGAGAAGCCAAAATATTAGCAATCTCTCTAAATCTAGGGTCATCAGGCTTTGACTGGAATAGAGGGTTTTCATCTCTACCAAGGAAAGGCATATCTTTAGCAGCAATGTCAACTGCTGCCAATGCCACTTCTGGAGATACTTCAATGAATCCACCATCAAATAGAGCATCGTATGCTGCCTGAGGGTCAGTGATGTCTTTCTGAACTTCTTCTGGCTTTACATTGTTAGCATTCCAGAAACCATCGTCTGGCTCAACGACAGGGTGGAACTCACCCTGTGGAATTGGATTTGCTTCTGGCTTAGATGTTGGCTTGAACTCTACAAGATGACCATTGCCATCTAGAACTCTGTTGTTATCCAAATCACGGATACGACGGTTCTCTGGAGTTTTATCTGCTTCAGTAAGTTTGTTAGCAGGGATACGCTTACCATTAGCATCTACATACCACTCACGACGGTTGCGTTCCTTATCATCTAACTTAGACAAATCTGGAATTGGGAATACTTCGGCTGGCTTAGCCTTTTTACTTGGCTTCTTTACTTCTGGAGTAGACGGAACTTCGTCTTTGTCAATGCGAACGCCTTTTTCATCAACAATATTGTATGACTTGTGGGCTGGTGCCTTTAGGCGAGCCTTTACAATTGCCTTCTTCTCTGTTGGAGATACTTTTCCACGAGCCATATCGAGTTCAAAGTCGCTAGGCTTGTTGCCTTTCCACATTTGGTCGACAAACTCGATGTCCTTATCAAGAACTTCACCTACAGTCTTACCATTGACATCTAGGTTTACACCAGCGTTCTTTAGGTCGCCTTCTTTTAGAAGAGCCTTTGCTACAGTAGCAACCTTACAAGGAACTTCATAGATTCCAGGTCGTCTGCCGTCTGTTACATAGACACGCATATAGTCTTGACGCTCAGCAGGACCGACATAGCGACCAACGAACTTACTTACACTGCCATCTGGTAGACGGCCAGGGAAAGAGATTCCACCACCCATTTCAGCCCAGCGACCATAACGGTCACGGCGTTGCATAGCAACACGAAGACGACGGGCCAGAGCAGAGTTTCCACCAGAAGTCCAGCGATTACCTGCCGCCACCAGTCCTAGGTTGTCATCATCTTCAAAGTAAATGCCGAAGGCGTAGGTCATTAAAAATTCTCCTGGAACTGGTTAGAAGGGGAACCACTTACTGTATAAAAACAGTGTAGTGATGCGTCAAATAACCTATTTATTAGGTGGTTCTATTCTACAATAATTCCTGGAGGTGTGATTTGATAAGGAATCTCTGGACCGTCATATCCAATGAATTCAACACCTGGAAAATGGTCTTCAATAAACATTTTTACAAACAGTGAGTCTGCTCTATCAATAGGAAGAGTTGCCAAAAACTTTTTGAATTTATAAGATTGTCCGTCTTCTAGAGACGAGTACATAGAAAGACACTGGAAAGCCTTAGTGTCATCTAGAAAATCATTATCAACGCTTAGCCCAGTCCTAGAACTCCAGCGTGCTTCGCTTCTATCCGTGAAAATTATGTACATTACTGAGGTTTCTCTACTTCTGAATAACCTAGTTTTAGTAGTTCTTCTCTTAGTTCATCTGGCATAGCCTTAGCAGCAGGTAGGGTTATAAACTGTTCTAGGGTGATACCACCTAAAGAACGCAAAAACTCCTGTGCATCAGTTGGTAAGTCCCAAGTCGAGCCCTTTAGCCAATCCGCATCCTCATTGTTGTCTTCGGTCCAAATGATTTCATCTGACATTATGCTATTCCTAACTTCTGCTTTGCTAATTCATTTAGCAATACAATCATACTAACTCCAAAAGGCATCATTCCCTCAGAAAAAACGCTAGAGTCCATAGATATATATTTTGGGGTACCGTCTGGGTTAGTTCCAGACAGCACTCTTTTAGGGTTCATATAAGTTGAGAACATACCACTCAAGCCACCACCAAGTAGGGACTCAAATAAGGTACTTAGAAGTTCACCGTGAGAGAATGGGCTCTGACCTAAAGCAACCTGAGCACCAGCAGCCACACCGTATTTACCAATATAAGGACCAGCATAATTTGGTGAAGCAGCACCTAGTTCATTGGCAGATATCAAAGACATAATGTCTTCAGCGTCTAAGTAGTCTCCATTCATAGTGAAACCAATGTTTCCATAGTTAGAGTCCACAAAGTTGTGAGAAATTTTGCCATTTGGACCTTCAATATTGGTTTCCTTAGATTGCTTAGCCCAAGCGATTGAGTTCATTTGGTTTCTAAAGATTCCATTTACTATAAGGTGTAGCAATTCGTGAACGGTAGTCTCAACGGCCTCATCCTTATTATATCCAGATATTCCAAGTTTTTTGATTACATTGCTAAGGTCTCCAATGTCGTGAGCCTTATATAGTTCGTCTGGATTTACTAATGCTGTAACACCTCTAGAGCCAGTGAAGAAAGAGAAACTTGATTTATTATCAATCAGGAACTGCTTTAGGGCTAGTGCCACTGGCTTAGGGTAGGACTGAATTGCTTCATTGACTACATCAACTATGCCATTTACATTTCTTAGTTCAGAAGCAGTTTTATTCTTTATATAATCTGGCATCTGAGTAGGTTGGAACTCTAATTTTTTAGTTACAGGGTTAGAGCCAAACTGGAAATCGTGTACGCCAGTCCAAGTTATATCATTTGCTGATAACTTGACTCCGTGGTTGAACTCCAGACCACTTTCAGAAAGCACTTCTTTAGTAGTATCTGAAAGTTCCTTGGCTAATTTCTTTTTATTTGAAATAGTTTCTGCTCTTTTTAGAGTCAGCCTGTCCATAGAAGAACGCAAATCTTTAGACTTGCTACTAATAACTTTTATAGAGTCCTTAGGAAGAATTGGGTCTAAAGAAGAATCGTGAGATAGTTTGGCAAGCATCGCTATAGTAGAGTGAGGATTAGTAGGGTTTAGTCCACCAAACAAGTTTTCAATATAAATTCTTTGAACTTCTTTTACTAATGCTGTTCTGTCTGGAACGGCAAAAGCACTTCCACTAGCATTGGAACCATATCTGGTATACGCAGCCCTAAATTTGTTTACTAGGTCAGTTATTACTTTAGAAACTTCATTAGCATCAAAATCTGGATTAGCCTGAGCGATTCTTGGGTCATTTGTGGCATACAAAGACATAAGAGCCATACCCAATAGATAAGGGTTTCTTACCAATACTTCATTATTAGGATTGCCATTGAAGTATGTATCCAGTTTTGCCATTAGTGGGACAGTTATGACATTCAAGCCAGGCACATCATTAGGGTTAGCCAAAGCATTATTTACTAAGGTATTGACAACATTGTGAAGTTCTTTCAGTGTGTTGTCGTACTCAACCTGAGCCTGTCTTTCTTCAATGGTGTTTTGCTCAATTTTTTTGATTAGTCTGTCGTGCTTTTGCTTTATTCTGCTAATAATTTGCTTAGCAAACGGTTCGCCAGACTTTTCAATACGGTCTAGTAAGTCGTACCATTCCTTAGTTGGTTCCATAAATAATAGTTTTTGGCTAAGCAAATCATCTTTAGAAAGATTATTTCTATTTGTTCTAGAGCCAGTAATGTCGTTAGTGATATTCCTAGCATTTAGAATGTTTAGCGGATTACTTGAGTCGAATAGTGAATCAACACTTTCTGGAATAGCCTGAGCAACCTGAGCGATATCCTGTCGGGCTTGCTCCATTTGTTGCTTGACTTCTTCTGAAGATGGTGCTGCTTCTTTTTCAGCAAGTTTTTGGGCTCTTTCAAGTCTCTTACGCTCTGTGTTCGACATCTTTTTAGGAGCGTTGCTTATAGGAGCGTTGTTCACCTGTATTTGAGGCTGGTCTTCTTTATATGTAATTGCCTGTGGCTCTGGAGAATTGTAAGAAACGCTAGGAGTGTCGACAGGGCTGTAGTCTGCTATGTCCACGCTATCAGTTACACCACCTAGAACTACCATTTCCTTTTCGTCATAACAGCCAACACCAGTGCCAGGGAAAGCAAATATGTCTTTGACATCAAATTCCTTACGGAATATCTTTGAATCTGCTCCTCTACTAAAACCAATTGCTATTCCCTCGCTAGTTGACCAAGCAGATAGAGGTCTTAGTCGAATAGATGCTGTAAAACCTTTTGAAGTAGGGAAGGTAGATTTTGTCATATCGTGGGCAGTAAAGTTTTTTACTCCACGATAAAGAGTTATTTTAGAAATACCCTTTTTCTGGAAATATTCTTGAGTAAGGTCGTACTGTGCTCTCAAGAATTTTCTAAGGAAGTTTTCGTGATTATTTTTTATTTCAGAAATTTTGCCAAGAGTTTCATCATTTACTCTCCACTCCGCTGGTTTGTCTACTCCAAATTCCTTAAAAGCCAAGTCTTGGATAGCGAGAGACATTGCGTTATCACCGTTTGAAGTAGATGCCCACTGTGCTACAAGATTAGATGCTACGGACTCTCTTAGGATTCCCATATATTCTTCATTGTCTTTATTTATAAAAACAATTTTATTTAAGTCAGGATGTTTATCAGACTTATTCATAAGTCTGACTACTTCTTTAGCATCTTCACGAGATATTCTCTCGGTATTTAGCCTATCAATTAGGTCTTTAGGGAGAATATCTCCCATAGGACCACGCAATACTAATCCCCTAATGGTGGTGTAATAAGTAGTTGTACCATCTTTATCGTGAAAAAGTACTGGAATAGTAGATATATCTTTTAGACTGTCATCTCCCCAATATAAATCGTCTTTGAAAAACATTCTCAAAGACACTGCCATCTTCAAAAACTCTTCGTTGTCTAAATCTTTTAGTTTTTTAGTTAGAGATTGAGCGACATGTGCTTTTAGCCTTTTAGCCAAGTGTTTTTCTGGGTCATTGTACTGATTTATGGCAGTAGCCTCGCCAATTATGTCATTTAGGCTTACTCCCAATAAATCTTTAGGCGTACTGAACCAAATTGCGTTATTTGGGTCAGTTACTCTTGGGGTTTGTTCTTGTCCTGCTGGTTTAGGGCCGTAATTAACTGGGAATGGGCCTTGGTCGCCCAAGCCATCTGTTCCTCCTCCGTCATTTCCTGGAAGTTCGCTGGAACTTGAACCATCTTTAGATTCTTCAGGTTTTGGGACTCGCCCTTGGATTCTGGCATCTATTTCTTCTTTCGTTTGAGGCTCAACATCTACATCAAAGTAGGTTATGCCGTCTACTTCTGACTTTCTAAGTATACGCATTTTAGTATTGCGTGGAAGAATTACTTCATTTCCACCAACATGGATTGCGTTCATACCCTTAGGGCAAAGCATTCTAAATACTGTTTTTACTTTATCTGGAGTATGTGGCTGTCTACCATTTACATAAATAAGTGCTACTTCTTTATTTAGAGCAGTTGAAGAAAAGGCTCTGTTGTAGAAACTATCTCCAGGTGACATCTCTTTAACCAACTCAGGGTCTAGAGCAATTCCTCTGTAAAAAACGGTGTCATCTTTTAGGCTTGATTGCTTAATCAAGTAATCTAACTTAAGGTCTTCTTGAGTTGGCTCTCCACCATCACGCAAGTTTTTATTTCTAGCGATAGTTTGAACATCATCAGCGACATACCTATCTCTAATTTTTAGGTCATCTTGGCTTAGTCCATAGTTTTCAGCACCGGGGTCTCTTCTAGGCAATCCGAATTCACTAGGAGACATCTCAAAAATAGAGCGAAGATAGTTTGCTTGATAGTCGCTATAAGCAACTTGAGCATTGTATTTAGCAAGATACAAATCATAAAGTTCTTTGTTTTCTTGCTCAAGTCTTGGATTAGGCATATAACGCCCTTGCTCATCTGGGACAGCCTGAATCAGACCCTTTTTAGCAATAGCGTTGTATTCGTCTTTATTGGCATACCACCATTGGTTATAGTTTTTCTTAGCATCTTCATACGCTTGTTTCAGACGACTATTTTCTTCAAGGTCTAGTATTGGAGTTTTTCGAAGAGTTTCTTGTCTATGCTTTTCATCTTTAACATAAAAACTCTTACCCTCAGATACGCCATAGTAAGCAAGTTCCCCACGGGCCTCAGCCTTGTCGAATGCCTTATCAAAGTCTTTCTCATACTCGCTAACATCTAGGAATACCATCTCACGCTGGTCTATAACTTTACCGTTTTCATCTGTTACATCAACAGTGTCTAGCCAAGTACCTAAGTAGAAACCCTGCTGAGTAAGTTTGTCAGAGTTTTTTAGAGCAAACTCACGAAGTATCTTTGGACCTTCAACTGGGTCAGTGAACTGTTCTGGAGTGTAAATCTCTTCTCTTTTACCTATAGTACCGTCTTGCTTTAGTACATCTGGTTCGTGAGCAATAATGTAGCCGTCTTGCGGTGAGTTGCCATCAACAAAGTCAATAGTATTTCCACCCCACTGTAGAGTGTCAGCAATAACGCTTTCATAGAAATCTTGAGGTTTGTCCTCGCTAGGTGGAATCTCGGTATCTTTTTCGATGTCTTCAGGGTCTTGATAGAAACCAAGTACTTCTCGTCTGCCGTCGCTTTTTACTCTTTCAAGTCTGTATAGGTTTTCGACATTTCCATCCCACTTTTGAGCACCGTCAAAAGTGTGGATTGGCTTTCCACTATCAAGAACCTGTGCTCTAGTTAGCGAGTCACTTCTCTCTTTTATACCATTAGCATCTGGTCCCCAGTTAGGAGAGACTACAGTAGCAAGTTTTACAGCGATATACCTACCGCTAGGGTCAGTAAATGATGGCTTACCATTTGCTGTGTCTTCTTTTTCAATAAGGTATGGGTTTTGGTTATCAGACTTAGCAACTTGATAAATACCCTTTGTCCATCCATCAATAAATTCTTGTGATGTTCCTTCGAGAGTTGCTTTAGGTTGCTCTTCCTTTGGTGCCATCTTTTTGTCGTAGCGAGCAAGAAGTGCTTGTGTATCTCCCCAACTCTGAGTTACAGCAAATGGCTTATCTACAACTGTTCCATCATTAGAACCTTTAGCAAGGTGATAAACAGGTAGGTCTGGGTTTATGCTCTTGTCATCATTGGCACCACGAACTCTAGTGATGCTTGGCTCGTTAGGTGCTGAAGCAGAATTAGCATAGCGAGTTGCTATCCAACCATCAGCAGAACGAAAAACATCAACGCCATCTTTGCTAGAAATTTTTTCCCAGCCAGTAGGTGCTTCTTTTTTTACTAGCGTTGCTGGGTCAACAAGAATGTTCTTGGAAACTAGGGTTGGCTTAGGTGCTCCCAAGTTTACGCTATCTGGAAGAATAGCCTTTATCGCTTCAACCTTGTCTGCTGGAACGCTATAGATACCAGTTCCAAGAGTTGGGTGATTGAAAATTTCTAGGTCAAAGGTGTCTGTCTTTGAATCATAGCCAGCGAACCTAAATAATGTTGAAATTCCTTTTAGGGCTTTACCGAGCCAAACTCTGGCTCCGCCACCCATCCAAGCAAATCTACCTCTTCTGTCTCGACGCTGTGCCCTAGCACGCATCGAACGGGCTAAAAAAGAGTTCCCCCCGCCATAAGGGTCTATCCCAGCCGTCAAGCCGAGAATCACATCCCTTGGAACCTCGTTAGCACTTGTTGTCTCCAACTTTGCTATTACATATTCACGCTCAAGGCTTGCTTCTGGTGCTCTATAAGCAGAAGCAACAAGCGGGCGGAACTCTTCGGCAATTCTAGGGTCTGCCGACATCCACTCAGCGTGAAATTGAGCGACTTCTTCTTGACTGAAGTTGTGCTCTCTTGTTGATAATGGGTGTCCTACTGGTAGTAGGTCTCTGTGTGCGTTAGCAATCTTAGGCTGAGCACCTGTAGTTGCCATATTCACAAAGTCTGATAGTTCTCGGAGAGCAGTAAATACACGCTCTCCAGGGTTAGCAAGATTTAGTACAGTCCTGTTTAGGCTTCTTTCCAGAACTTCAAGCATTTCGAACTTGCCGATTCTGCGAGTAGGAAGTGCCTTAGCGTTAGCCGAAGCAACGATAGCCTTGCCTTCACCAACAACATCTAACTTCTCTATTTTTTTGTAGATAGATGGAAGTGCTGGTCGTTCATCAGATAGAAGTTTGTTTATCTCACTAACTGGGTCAAAAAATTCTGAGTCTTCTTGTTCACTCATTATTAGAGTTCCAATCTAGTAATAGATGTAGCGTCTGCTCCAACAGTTGTAGACAACTGCCAAATCCACTTAGAGTGCATATCAATACGCTCTGCTAAGAAGTTTGCGATGCCCTGCTCATTACACGCATTAGCAATGTCAAAGGCTCCAGTCAAGCATTCTTTTAGGTGCTTGTTGATAATCAAAAGATTAGATGCCATATCAATTGGGTCGCCAGAAACAGGGTTGATGTCCAAGCAAGTCAATGAAGAAAAATCTTCTAGCGTGAAAGGTGAATCAAACCCTAACTTACGAATGTTTTCAGCAAGTGGGTCAATCGCTGAATCAGCGTCTTCGTATAGGTCTGAGAAGAATTCGTGGAACTGAGAGAACAATGGTCCTTTCACATTCCAGTGATAACCGTGAGCAATGAATTTATAAGCAACGGTGTCGCCTAAGCATACTGCTAACTTTTCTGCTAACTCTCTATGCATTATTTACTTTCCTGTGGTGGTTGTGTAGGTTCTGCTAATCCTTCTGGTGCTGACGCTCCAGGAGTAATTGGCGGTGGACTACTCTCCGCAGGTGCTTCGGCTGGTGCGTTTGGCTCTGCTAGTCCAGGTGGTGTAGTTTCAGGTGTTGCTGGTGCTTCACCACCCGCTGGTGGCTCACCACCTTGAAGCATTTGGTCTAGACCTGGAACTGGTGGAGTTGGCTGTGCTGCCTGTGCTGCTCCACGAATCTTCTCCATAACATCTGGGGCTACAACGCCAAGCATTGCTTCCGTAAGTTCAGGAGTAATCATTCCCTTTTCAACAAGTAGACGCAAGGCAACTTCAGTTGGGCTTGGGGCTTCTGCTTCAGAGAAACCGTGTGCTCTACGCCAAGTCTCATAAGAAACAGCCATCTTGTCGAATCCCATATCTGCGTCAGCAGCACGGTCATTGCGAGTAGCAACCTGTGATGGGTCATACCAAACAACAATGCGTTCTACTTCTGGCTCGGTGAATCCGTTAGCAAGTAGGTAAGGGCGTAGATAGACAACAGTAAGAGCGTCAGCAATAAGAAGCATCAACGGCTCAATGTGAGCCTTGTACAGAGCCTCATCAATCTGAAGTGCGTTTGAGTACTTCACATTTGCTAGACCTGTAACGATGTCCTTAGGAACATCTAGACCCTGAAGAATACGCTCAAGCACACGGTCAGCACGCTGAGCAAGAGATGGGTCGAATGAACGCTCAAACTTGAACTGCTTGATTTTATCTCCAAGTTCCGCAGGACCACGAATGATAAGTGGAACAACGGCAGATGCTGAATCTTCATCCTTAATAGGAGTTGTCATCGCATCCATAAGTTGGTCTTCGAACTCGTCTTCAAGTTCCTCTGGAGTTGGGCCTTCGTAAATACCATCTGGGTCTGAGTACGGGAAGTCTGGGTCTGGGTTAGCAGCAACCGATAGACCATCTGGCAAGTAAAGAGCACCAGCGTTTAGGCGTGAGCGTGCTGTAGCACGGAATGTACGGTTTAGAAGAAGTAGTTCAGCACAAAGGTCTAGGATTCCACGCATCGAAGAATCTGCTTCTTCAGAGAAGCGTGGGTGTGCTTTCCAAATGCGACCAATGAACGCACCCTTAGGCAAAACATAAACGCCCTTCTGGGAACCACCACCAGCAGTTTTCAATTCTCGTCTTGGGCTGATAACAACATTGCCACGACTGTCTACGCTGATTTCGTCAACGGAACGGATATCCCAAGACTCTGGAGTTCCGTCTGATGGGCGTAGTGGAATCTGGCTTAGGTAGCACTCACCAGTTACCTGAATGTTTAGTGCTGCGTCTCTTAGAAGTCCAGCCTGACCACCATAAGCAGAATCAAGTCTGCCTAGAGCACGCTCCGCTGCGGCAACTATACGCTGGTCAAATGCTTCGACATTTCTAATTGGGCTTGGAGATTCTGCTGGGTTAGAGACAACGGCAGGATACAAACGAATACGAGATACAACAGAAGCAACAAGGTTGAAAGCATATTTGATTTCACCGATTGCGTCATAGTATTCCCACGCTTCTGATTGCCACGCTGAAGACGCTGCTGCCCTTCTGTTCTTGAATTGTTCGGCTTCTGTTCTGTCGCCAATCTTCATCTGAGCAGCGGCAGCGGTCAACGCTCGTGGAGTGTTGTAAGCAACGGCTGAAGCAGCGTTAGGTACTGGCTTCAGAAAGACAGAGTTAGCAGGTAGGTTATTAGTGATTGGAGCAGACGCACGAATACCTCTTGTTGGTGGATTCTGTGGTACTGACTTATCACGCCTGAAAACGCCCAAAGTTATTCTCCTACTGTTAGTCGTCTAGACGCTTGGAAATTATGGAGGCAACCGCAGATAATGCAAACGGTATAGCAACGACTACGGTTACCATAGGAACTATTGTATAGCAAATCGCAATACCCGATGCTACCCAAATGCTGAAACACCAAGTACAAGTAAGCAAGTAGCCTAGCCAAGTATGTGGTGGAAACTTTTTCCAAATCAAGTTTCTCAGCGGCTCAAGGATGTAATCAAAAAGAAAAAGACGAGTAATTCTAAAAGTCGCTAGACATAAAATTATGAAAGTAAATGGGTCTATGTAATCAGTAATTTTCAAAATGAATCCTTGATTGAGTGAAGTGTTCGGTATGGGTTCCAACTTCTTAGCCTAGAGCCACATCCACAGTTGTTGTCTTTGGAAAACGCTAGTATCTTTCCGCTGACGGTCTTAGCGTGAGAGTCTTGTTCTTGAGTATCTGCCTTGTGAAAAGTTGCTAGACGCTCTTGGAAAATAATGTTTGGTCCAGTAGGAGAATCCTGAGCAACCCAAACGGTGTGGCCGTTAGGGTCTTCAACAATCACAACACGGGTGACATCCCTATAAAAAACACCGTCAGGATTACCTTGAGACTTTATGGAGAACTCATCGTCTGAATAGTCTGCTGGAGCAACGCTCAGGTGGGCTGGAAAGATATCGTGAACTATTCGCATTTCTATTTCCCTAATCTGCGAGCAATCGCTCTGCTAGTTACGCCCGATGCTTTGGCAATCTCAGCAATCTTGACATTCTTATTGTATAGGTCTTGAACTATGTCGTTCATTTCCGAGTTGGCTAATCCATTTAGGGATGTCGACGACATACCACTTCGATATAAACGAGCAAGGGGGGCTAGATAGCGTAGACGCTCTTGTACATCCTTAGGAATACCTGGAGACTTAGGGCGTTTGAGTTGATAACCCTTTTGTGGTTTAGGCATAGGAGCGTCGACGAAACCGCCCCAAGGAGATGGAACTGGTTTATCTTTTGCAAATCTAGGGTTGCCTTGGCTTGTCCAGTATTGAACTGTGGAGCGTTTGGCTTCTGGGGTGAACGCATTACCTATTGATTGAAGTGTCCAACCACCATCAAATAGTTGCTTGGCTCGGTAGTAGCGTTCTTTCTTTGTAAGGGCGTTTATGAACTCAACTTCGTCTTGGGGTAGTGGATGTTCACGGGCGTATTCTCTGTTTTCCATAATGTATTTATTTTAGCATCTGTACTAGGAACGATTTTTTTGGAAAATCCGGGAGTGGCCCTTATGCGATAAATACTTATTACTGACGGAGAAAAAAGATACATTAGTGTTTTTTGCCTTTGGCGTGTGAGACGGCAACCGTTACTTTTGACCTCCTCGAAAATTGTTTCCTGAAAAAAATGCCGAAAAAATGCCGATTTTTTTGCCGATTTAGCGGCCTCCAGGCACTTATTTTTACTTATAGATGACTTATTTGATACTTATTAGACACTTATGAGCACTTATTTAGACTTATTTGATACTTATTAGACACTTATGAGTACTTATTTAGACTTATTTGATACTTAAACAAGTCTATGATGACTTATCAAATACTTATTAGGCCGCCTATATAGCCAACCTAGGAGCACCTACCTAGCAGGTATGGGCTTCTTATGTGATTACCTAGGTAGTCTAGGGGGGCTTGACTATCTTATTAGTGAAATAGTAGTCATCTACTAGACATATATCAGTCTTAGAAGTATAAAGAATGCTGATTAGATGTGGATTGACCGCATTTGTAATGTGGGCACTGATGGGGCATAGATATAAGGCAATAATAGTTGGACTATCTACAAAGGGCTGACCGCATCTTAGATGCTGATGAATGGGGCTCAATGTATGTGGGCATTACATATGATGTGGCATAACAGGGAGGGCTTAGTGGCTCATCACTCATCTAAAGCATAAGAGGTAAGTAAATAAAGGGCACAACACACAAGACACCTTATGTGTATGACCTATGGTACTGGGCTGACACCCGTGTACTAGACAGAGTAGCCGGGCAACACCCGTGTATGTGTGGGTACTAGGAATACATATGGAACTGGTATAACTGGGAACAAATGGCTAACCGTATGTGTGTTGGGCTTGACAAGATACTATATAAGTAGTAAGATTATTAGTAGGACATCTAATACCTAACCGCAAGTCAAGTAGGGCTTGACAAATAGGTATGGATACTGGATAATAGATATATCAATACATAAAGACGAAAGGATTGATAGAAATGACATCTCAAAAGAAAATAGAAGACGACTTTACGGCAAGGCAAGAGATTATTGATTCTAGCCTAGAAGAACTGACAAGACCTAGACACGCAGTAATGCCTAGGGACTTATGGACTGAAACTTTGCCTAACCTATGGCAAGGTGGGACACTAGACACCTGGGCAGAAGACCACTGGCACTATCAGATTGATAGACCAAACAAAAGAATCACGCCTGAAGATTTTGATTCGGTATATACATTGTACGCAAGTGCTGAACCTGCTGACTGGTTTGTAAAAGAAGTACGACTAGGTTTCTGGGACAGTGCTATGGGAGACTTCAACCCAGAGACTGAACTAGAAGACATAGTGAAGATGGCACACAAAGACTGGAAGTCTGGTAAGCGTGTGCTAATCAGATGTCAAGCAGGTCTCAACCGCAGTGGTATTGTGATGGCACTTGTGCTTATTCGTGATGGCTACTCACCAGAAGAAGCAATCACGGTAATGCGTGAGAAGCGTTCAGAAGCAGTCTTATGCAATAAACACTTTGTAGATTATCTACTTGGTCTCAACGAAGACAAAGTAGCACTCTGGAAGTGGAGAAACTAAGATACAAAAGAAAGTCCCCTATCATCTGGTAGGGGATTTCTTTTATCTCAATCTTAGGAAGCCACTACCTTTTGAATCAGGTAGTCGGCGACTAGCCATAGACTTAGCAGTTAGTCTGCCACCAACGAAGCCAGCAGGTGGCTTAATCATTAGAGCGGTAAGTGCGTGAACTAAAGCATCTACTCTGTCTGGTGATTTACCTTCACCTGGAATCCAACTAAGCATCTGTGATTCTAAGTCTGGTAGATAACCAATGTGATGTACACGACCTTGCTCATAACCAAGTACTACTGGCTCAGCACGCAATTGCTTACCATACTTGCTATGTACTTCAAGTACTTTGATGTTTGGGTCAATAGCATTGATAGCATTACGAACTAGAGCACCACCTTGGTTTACTTCAGCAATAACTGGGCATCCCCATTTACGAGCCATTGCTACAACTCTGTTAGCCCACACTTCAGGTGAGCCAAGCACGCTAGCATCTTCAAGCACCCAAGCCTGACGCTTATACAAATCTCTCTCACCCGTAGATGCGACTACAACAATTCCACATTCATCTCTAGGGTTCTCTGCTACTGACGGGTCAACGCCAATACAACGAAGTGGAGTGTTGAGTGGTAGAGCATTCTGTCTATGTGCTTCAATCAACTCATCTGTCCATAGAGCACCTTCAACACTGTCAAGCATCTCACCATAAAGTTCCTGTTGAGC